TCTCCTCTGAATGTAGGAGACAAAGTGGATATAGACGATGCAACTGCGATACGTTTTATAAACAAAGGTATCGCAAAAGCTACGAGTCAAAAAGCTCATAATGAGTTGGTGACAAGAGTAGCAAACGCACTAGAAAAAGAAGCAGAAAAAGAAGCGAAGGTTATAGCCATTCAAAAAGAGGATGAGCTAAAAGCTAAAGCGGATGATCTGTTCTCTGAACTTATGGAGACAGTGGAAATCATAGGAACTATGGACGATCAATATCGTGCTGATTTTTTAGAGAAATTCCATGCGTCTTTTGTAGAGGATGAGCAGAATAACGAGGGTGATCTTGTTGATAACTCTGGTCCATCAACAAACACAGAAGTTTCGCCAGCGAAAAAAGATGAAGTGAAAAAGTAATGAAACTCAAACGTATATCTAGCCCTTCTGAGGCTGTGTCATTGGCAGAGGCTAAAGGGCACTTTCGCATTTTGCACAGTGATGAGGATGTAGATATAGCTAGAGTGATTGAAGCTTCAACTGAAAAAGCAGAACAGATAACAAACAGACAGTTGGCCGTGGCTACTTATGAGGGTTATCTTGATGTTTTTGTGCCTTGTTTGGCACTTCCAAAGCCACCGTTTAAGTCTGTGGCTAAAGTTGAATACATTGATGTAGAGGGAAACACTAAAGCCTGGTCTGACTTTTATGTTGACGATGTAGCAGAGCCTTCTATGTTGTACTTTGACGCTTTCCCCTCTGATGTGAAAACAACAGGTGTGAACAATGTCATTGTTACTTTTGACTGTGGTTACGATGCTGTACCTGCTGCCATTAAGTCCTGGATCTTAATTCATGGCTTGACTTTGTTTGAAAACAGAGAAAACATGGTCATTGGTACCATTGTTAGTTTGGAACCTGAAGCGTACTACAATCACTTGCTTGACAGCTATAGGATTATACCTGTATGAGAGTAGGAAAACTTAGACATAAAGGCATCATTGAGAGTCTCGTTAAAGGCAAAGATGCTGTGGGTGGAGCCACTGAGAGTTGGACTAAGTTTTCAGACGTCTGGTGTGACATAAAACCTTTGAATGGTAAGGAAAAGTACGTTTCTTCTGAAAAACACGCTACAGCTACGCACCAGGTACTTCTTCGGTACGTCAATGGCATTAACCCAAAAATGAGACTTCTTTCGAGAGGTCGTGTGTTTGAGGTCGTGGCCGTTTTAAACATAAACGAAGAAGACAAAATGATGCAACTTGTAGTAGAAGAAGATGCCAATGCCAATAACTGATGAGTTTGCAGAAGTTCAAAGGGTATTGACGAAGCTTCCTATGGTGATACAAGAAAAAGTAGTGGTAGGTGCTACGAGAGCTGCGGCGAAAGTCGTGGCTGACGAGGCTAAAAGAAGAGTGCCTGTAGACTCAGGCCTTTTAAAAAAGAGCATTGGTGTTGCCAAGGCGAAGAAGAAAGATACACCAAAGGATTCGGTTAGGTTCTATATCGTGCCAAAAACTAAGGTGTCCATTACACAGTCGCAGATTATTAGAGGTAAGAAGCATAAGATTAGAGTAAAAGGAAAGTCTTTTCATGGCCACTTTGTAGAATTTGGAACTAAAAAGATGAAAGCGAAACCTTATCTTTGGCCTGCGGCTGAAGCCAGTAAGACTAAAGCTGTGAAGGCTTTTCAAGACTACGCCATTTTGCGTACAGAAAAAGAAGTAAGGAAATTAGCTAAATGATAGAACAGGCACTTTATGAGCACTTAAAAGCAAACGTCCCTCTTGTAACTGGGCGTGTGTTTGCAAATGTGATGCACCAAAACACAGATAAACCTGCAATGGTTTACACGGTTGTCTCAGAGAGAGACATAACATCTTTAGGAGGTGACTGCAATGATGTGAACATTGAGTGGCAGGTACATGTGTATGCAGAAGAGTACTTAGAAAACAAGCTAGTTAAAAACGAGGTTAAGGCGGCACTTAAAACATTTGAACCATGGGTGAGAGACATTGTTGTCTCTGATGGGTTTGATGAACAGAGTGAGCTTTATGTTCAAGTAATTACATTCCATACAGGAAAAAGGAAATAAGATGGCAAACATTAAAACAGAAGGCATCAAGGTTAGCATTAACACGAAAGAAGTGGGGTGCTTAAACAGCATCGGTAACATTTCTATGAGTCGAGACAAGACAGAAAAGAAGTGTCTTACATCTGGACAGATCCGTACTATTTTAGCCAGTATTAAGACGGGTGATTTAGACTTAGGTATTGGGTATGACCCTCTTGATACAGCAGGTGGCGATGAGTTAGAAGTTGTATTTAATACAGCTACTGAGTGTGTCTTCGCTATAGAGCTTTCAGACACTGGGATTACAAATGGTACTACTTTCACTTGGAATGCGGCAGTCATCCCTGCGTATAACATTAACCCTGATGATGAGGGTGAAGTTTCTGTGAACATTACTGTGGCACCTGGTGGCGCTCCAACAGTTACAGCAGCAGCGTAAGGTTAAGACATGAAAAAAATTATGTTAAATGTACCTGTCTCAGTTGAGATTGTAAACGGCAAAAAGAAAGAAAAGTTAAACATTGAGGTGAGAGACTTTTCTAAAGAAGAGAAAAAAGAAGCTAAAAAGCTTGCAGAAAAATACAGTGATCTGTCTTTTAGAATGGCGCGTGCTGAGAGTAAGTTTAACTCTGCAAAGAAGAAAATGGAGTACAGCGAAAAGCTTGAAAAATTTGCAGATGCCTTGAAGTATCAAGAGTCTGTAGATGCATGCGAAAAGCAACTTGAAGCACTCATAGAAGAGATTGGCAAACTTGGTGGTGATGAGTTTAGAGAGTCTCAGGCTAAAAAGAACCTTGAATTACTTGTCACTGGTGAAGGGGTCAAAAGACTTACAGAAGTTGCAGAACTGAAAGGCTTTTCCACTGTTATGCAACTTATCTTAAAGGCGAAACAAGAAGCTGAGGGAAAGTAGCCAAAGTCATAGCCACTTGCTTTAGAGAGGGTGGCTGTGAGGATTTGTCTGAGTTTGAACATGTCCTTGCAGTTGTTTGTTCTAAGTGTGAGTATGCCTATGGTGCCATGGGTAGGGTTGGTTTTTCTTATGACTCTGCTAAGGATCAACTTAAATGGTCGGACTTAAGTGTTAAAAAGTGGGTTTCTTTGGTCATGGAAGTAGGCAGATATATGGCGCTAGATGACAAAGATTGGAAGAAAATAAAAGCACCAAAAACAGAAGGCACAGCGGGTATGGCTGCAGCACTTGTAGCCGCGTTTGGTGATGGTAAACAGAAGACAAACCATAAAAAATAAAAAGGGGATAACGTGGCAAAAGCAGGAACGGTCGTCATTGAGCTAGATGCAAATTCAGCAAAACTGATTACAGGCATCAAAAAATCACAAGAGAAAATGACAAAGCTACAGCGTGCAACGAAAGATGCACAAAAGAGTCTTTTAGGCTTTGCCAAAGCTGTTGCTGGTGTGTATGTGGTAAAAAAAGCCATTGACCTTACTACTGCTGCCATGACCTCTTTTTTAGACACTTCTTCAGAGTTCGAAAACTACACAAACAGAATGACGGCATTTACCCAGTCACAAGAAGAGGCCAATGCTGAGATGCAAAGGGGTCTTGACTTTTCAAAAGAGTGGAATGTGAGCATAAAAGACACGACTGAAGCGATGTTGACTTTGAAAAACTACGGCATAGATGACAGCAATGAGAGTCTTAAAATTTTTACCAATACGGCTTTGGGTAGTGGTAAGAGTTTATCTCAGTATGCAGAAGCAGTTGCAGATGCATTAACTGGTGAGAATGAAAGACTAAAAGAGTTCGGAGTAAAAGCTTCAAAACTTGCAGACAAAGTTGGGTATGTATGGACTGACAGTGCAGGGAAAACAAGAAATGTCATCATAGAGGCAAACAATGAGATGATTGCTTCTACCCTCAATGCGATTATGAACGAAAAGTACGTAGGTCAAATAGAAAAACGTGCCAACTCATGGTCTGGTCTTATGCAAAGCATGGAAAACGACTGGGTTATTTTTAAGAAGAACGTGGGTGATGCAGGGTTGTTCAATTACTTCAAAGGCTTGTCTATAGGCATAAGTAAATACATGAGAGCAGGGTTTGGAGATGCTAAGGCTGCAGCGAAGGACTTCTCAGATAAAACAATTTCTTTTATAAAATCTATGATTGAGGGGTTGGCTAACCTGGTTAAAGGCATTAATTATGTTGTGTCAGGCTTTCAACTGATAGGGGCTGGGTACAGTAAGATTGTCGGCGGGGGTGGTTCTTTCATTACTAAGTCTGCTCTTGCTGACAGGAAAAAACAATTACTGGAACTACAAAGGATTCAGTCAGAGGGAGACTATGGTCTTTTCAGCAATCAAAATGCACACATCACCTCTAACAACATTAAAAAACAGAAAGCTGCCATAGCTGGGATTATTGAAGATCAGAAGTATTTTAATGAACTCGACCAAGGTGGAGATAAAACCATTGATGCTGTGGTTGAAAGATACAACGAAATAAAAAAACTAGCAGAGGCCACTACACAAATAATTAATGACCCAAGTCTAGTAACACAAGCGCAGTCTGGCATAGAAAAACTATTGGCAGACAAAGCAAATGCGGTAAAGAAACTAAATACTGAACTAAAAGCTGGGTACGGACAGTTGGCTGGTGATTCTAAGAAGTCTACTAAGTCACAGATTGCAGATGCTAAGAAGTTGGCAAAACAAAAAGAAAAAGAAGCGAAGAAAGAGGCGAAACGCCTGGATGGGTATAAAAAAGACTTACAAGACACTACAGACGACTTAAATAATATGTTTGCAGGTATCGGTGAAAACTTTGGATCTGCACTATCTGGCGCTATGGGGCCTATTACTCAAGAGCTTTACACATTTTACACTACGGTTTCAGACTTACAAGCTGCAGCACAAGCACAAAATATTGCAGATGCTCAGGTGTCAGCCACGGCAAATGCACCAGGTGCAATTTCAAAGGCTGGCTCTCAAGCAGGTATTTATGGAGCCATTGCAATGGCTGGAATGTTGGCACTGTATGGTGTAGCAAGTGCAGGAACTTTTGACAGTGAATTAAGTCAAGACCAACTAGATGCAGCAAAAGGACGCTCTGACTTTGAAGATGAGAGTTTAGGACGTTTGGCTGACATTCTCTCAGATGTTGAAAACCCTTTGCTTCCATACACCAAAGCAATGACAGATTACCTAAGCAATATTGACAACAATATGTTCAACCTTGCACGTGGACTCACTGGGTCTGCTGGACTGTCTGCTACAGGTGGGGATTTTGTGCCAACGGCCAGCGGTGGATACTTTTCATCTAAGCAAACAGAATTGATTGGTAGTGGTTTACAACTAAATAGCATTGACTTATTTGGTGGTGTGGAAGCTAGTATTTTACAGCAAGTAAAAACGACTAAAAAAAGTTTGTTTGGGCTTATTAGCAAAGAGAGCATCAAGACTATTGCCAGTAGTGCAGGCGGTGAGTTAAATGGTTTCAT